TATGAAACTGTTGGAATATTAATCGCAATCATTGTATCCTCCTAATTAAGCTGGCATTTTTGGAGTTGGTACGGTAGCTCCAAATGTTGCATATGATGCATCACCAGGTTTAACTGATAATTTAGTAACTCTCTTTTCGTTACCATTGGCATCAACATAAACTGATAAGCCATCATTGGCCATCATCTTTTCACCAAGAATGGTTAAAGGAATTTCAAGGTTATTCAATGTGACATTGTCTTTACTTTGTGTAAAGGTTTCTGATGGTTTACCGGATGTCACATTTAGTAACCATACTTTCTTTGTCTTAGTGATACCATCAAGCAATTGATGGACTTCGAAATAAATAGCGTGTTCAACACTATCTCTTTGTGTGATGTCAGCGACTGCACCACCATCAACTAACATCTTTCGATTCATAGCGATTTCGTAATCGTCTGAATTTTGGATTAATGTTAATGATCCTGTTAAACCTTTATCGCTTGTGATTTCACATAAAATTTCACCGTCACCGTATACAGGCTCAGATGAATAAGTTGATTCAAGATTGATTGCTTCTGCATAAGCTAGATCTTGAACAGCACCATAGGTACCATTGGATTGCTTGACAGCAAACTTAACATTCTTGATATTAAATTCTACTTCTTTTGTTTTTGGCATGCTTACTCTCCTTTTTTAAAAGCATCTTTAAATGCATTGATTGCTTGTTCTTTGCACTTTCTAACTGTACGTTTGATAAATCCTTTATGTGGTGATGAAACTGCATGCTCTAAATATGCAGCTAAAGGAACTTGTTTACTGTTTCCCTTCTTATCAGTTCCATCAACTTTTTTAGAATTCTTAACGTACCTTACGCCCTTGTAGTCTTTTTTAACAAACCAGGACTCACTAAAATGCGGATATGAATCACCTTTTCCGATTGCATCTTCAAGGTTTCTTTTAACAACTTCAGCTGATGCATCAAGTCCTCTTTCAATTTGAGGTCTCATCTTTTGATTCTTAAACTCTTCCAAAATGCTTTCAAGTTGTTTGTCAACGCTAACTGAATCACTCATGGTAAATCAGATCTCCAGCAATGGTTCTTGTAAAATAACCACTTTGTGAATCATAGATGTTTCCTGATAGTGTATATGGAATCTCGTTATTCTTAAGGATCTCAACAACATTTCTGTAAATGGATCTTGCATCATTTGATTTTCTACAGTTAATGTATATTTCAAATGATGATGTTCTTAAGATTGGACTACCATCACCAAATGCTTCAGGTTCATCATAAATTTCTTCTTGAATGACAATATACTTGTCTGGCTTTTTGTCATTGTCCTCGTCTTGATGCTCTTTATAAATCTTGATTGTTGAGGATGAAAGAGGTTTAAGTAATTCCCATAACTTGTTATCCGGATATGGCATTCTCGATCATCTCCTTAACTCCAGGTTCTTTTGTCTCAGAAAGGTTTAAACGAACTTTATCGAACGATTCACCTTTAGCCACATTAGTAACTTCAAGTGCATAACTAACTCCATCTTTTTTGTAGTAAATGAATTTGTTATTCTTATACACCTGCCTGTTTATCTGAACAGTTGAAACTAGTTCCATCTGGTTTGAATGAGCATTCCAAAACGTGTTTGCACCAACTTCTGATACTTCTCCAACAACTTTTTTAAATGATGATACAGTTCTTGATCGGTCACCACTGATCGGATCTTGCACGGATTCAACATCGAATAAGTATACTGTAGCGTTAGCTAGCATCAGGTACCACCACCGGTATCACAACATATTTAAGCTTTTGAAGATTAGATAAATACACTGGAGAGGTTTGAAACTCTCCAGGTACCATCTTTAAATTGTCCATAACAAACTGAGTAAGGGCGATTACAGACAACTTGTTTGTGAAAATCACATCATCACTTACTCCAGCTTGTTGCATATCAGCAATGCCTGCTTCAAGAAGCATTTCAATGCGATCGTTTGAATCTTCGTCTGTTGTATCGAAACCAACAGCATATGCAATTTTCTTGTTATAAGCAATTAGGAATTGTTCTTTAGTCATAATAACCACCCTTAGTTAATAGTTGTTTAAAACTCAAATTTAGGCTTTCTTAAGGAATAAGAAACCTGCAGCATCTGCGACTTTACCATCAGCGATGAGTGTAGTTTTTTCAATCCATTCATCAGTGTCTTCGTTGTAATACTTCTTGTAAGTCAATTGAAGACTTGAGTTTAAAATCCACTCAGAAAGATCACCAAAACCTAGGAACACATCACCTACTGCAGCTACATCAAAACTTGGTAAATAATCTACGATTTCAACAGGATAACCCAAGAATGATCTTTCTTGTTTTCCACCGATTCCCATGTTGACTCTTGCAACTGGGTGACCATCAGTACCAACCATGCCAGCCATGTATGTATCCCATGTTGCCTTATTGACAAAAATTGCATTGCCAGGAAGTGCTGCATAAGCATTCTTGATCTTTGAGATGAACTTGGTCATCCATCCACTAAATGTTGCATCAGCAGCTGCAAATGCAAGCTTTTGTCCAGCAACGATTCTTGGATCGACTAAAAGTCCTAATGGTTGTCCTACACCAGTACCGCTAAATACAGATGCTTCGACAGCTTTAACGATTGCACGAGTGATAGCTCTTGCAATAAGTTTTTCAAACTGGTCAAGTGAAGTTGCACTTGCTTCAAGAGAAGTTGCAATACGAACTTGGAGTTTGTAATAACTAAATGAAACTTTAGAAGTAACTGTGAGTTTCTTCTTCTCTGAAACGGATCCTTCAGCAACCCATGTTGCTTCTGGCTTCAACGAACTGATAGGAATGTCTACACCACCAGGAACGTTTGATCTTGTGATTCTTTGGAAAACATTACCATAAGAATCAAGTTCTTCAATCACACGGTTCATGATTGTTGTTGGAATCAATGCAGTGATATCAGATGTCATTGTGGTTGCATCTGCTCTTAATTCAGCTGGTACATCTTTGCTTCTGCTGCGTACGTAAGTCATGAAGGCTTTACGATATTCAACAGTTGCTCTTGGATCTTCTGCACCAAGGTCACCTTGGCCAGCAGCACCACGAAGAGTTAAATCACCAACTTGTGTAACTACTACAGGCTTAGCATTTAAAGCTGTTCTAAGTGTTGATCTTTCTTCGTTCAGCTTTTCATACTCTACATTGAGTTCTTTGACTTTATCAATACTGTCTGCAGACTCAATTTCTTTGGTAATGGCATTCATTCTTGCTTCTTTTACCTGGATTTGTTCTAATAAATTCATTTTATTTTCCTCCTAGATTTTTTATTTTGAACAAGGCTTTTTGTTTTGCTAGTTCAAGGCTTTCATTCTTCACCAAAAATGCTGATCGAGCACTCTCCAGTGCTTTCTTTTCGTTCTCCAACGTATCAGATTCTTGTCTAGCATATATTTCAGTGTCCTGGTAAGCTGGGAAATTTACCGCACTTACTTCATAGACTCTTGAAATCTCAGTAATTTTTCTCTTCGGAGTATCTGCTTCAAGATTGCTCCATTCATTTGCTGCAACCGTGAACATAAATGACATACCGGATATGTCACCACGCTTGACTGCAGAGAAGAGATTTTTCGCTTCATTGTTGTTTGCAATATCAAGACTAGCTTTAACCTTTAAGCCTTTATCATCAACAGTAAGTTGAAGTGTTGAGTTTGCATTGTTTTTTCTAGATCGTGCTAATGCAATTTTAGAATCATCGTGATTGACTAATAAAACAACATCTTCTAAAGCGGATTCTTTGATAGCACCACGTGCGATTGATTCAACCCACCATCCATTACCTATGACAGTTTCTGAATCGAACACTGCAGCGTATCCTTCAATGGTTGCTGTACCATCATCTTTGTTTTCATCGATACTGATGTCAACTAAATTAAACGAACGTCTTGCTCTTAGTTCATTATTGAGTATCATCGTTATCCTCCTCTTCTATGACAGGCTTTTTATCCACCTGGTAATTGTCAGCTTGATCTTGGCTGACATAGTTAAGACTAACTTTATCTGGTCCACCATCTGCTTCATATCCAATGAGCTCTCTTTGTTCAGCTCTAGATATGTAGTTATTTGGACCCATGAGTTTAATAATTTCAAGTTTCGTTTTCATTGACAAATGATTAACTAACTTGTCATACACTTTGATTTGATTGCCAAACTGTCTTTCTCTTTGATTGAACAGAACATGTGTTGCAGCTTGTTCAATCGCAATCTTGAAAGGTTCAATATTTTTCTGATAAAGTGATTGCCACTCATTTTCAGTTGCATCACCTGTAAGAATCTTCATGGATACACCAAAGTTCATTAAAGCTACTTTTTCAAGGTGATCTAATATTTTTTCATCTACAATTTGAGAATTAACATTGAGTGGCTCGAATTTACCATCTGCACCAAGTACTCCGAATCCACCTTCGCCTTTCTTCAAATTAGTTTCAAACTCTTGTTTAAATTTTTCAAGAGAAGATTCACCCATTTGTGATTTAGCACTTAAAATACCTTTAAGCTGCATTGATGATTCTATAGCCCGTGGCATGAGTGTTGTTACCTGGTCATAAATCTTAAGCTTCTTTAAGAGATCTACACGAGATTCATTTCCAAAGTAGTAATTATCACCAAAATGTTTTCTAAAATGGATGATTTCATCGTAAGCAATGTTGTATGTACCACCGTTTACAATTGTGAATACAAGAACGTATTTACCTGTCTTCTCATCAAAAATCATTTCTTCTGATTCAGTGTTGATTGGATAAATGGAGTTAAGTTTAATAACCTGATCACCATTTGATAGAGTATACATTCGATATTCAGGATACCAATAGGCATTTGATTTAAGTTCTAAACGGTAAGCTGTCCAATAAAGCATATCTTTTAATGTCATTAGCTCATTTGGTTTTCCCATGCAGAGATCATTAATTTCGTCCTTGTTAGTTATTACAAGTCCATCCTTAACTTTTACAGACTTAATAATCATCTTGGAAGCTTCTTCAGCAATGGTATGTATGCATGCTCTAACAACCGATGCTTCATACACATTAATAGCTGGTGATGATGCTAAATAATTCCCATAACTGGTACTTGTGGATTTGCTTTTCGTTTTTTCGCCAAACATCTTATTTATTAAATCTAGAAAAAATCCCATAATCACTCACCACCCATGTTCATTAATAATTCATATTCTGCTTGATACATCGATTTAACTGCGTATGCAATCATCATGCTAACCGCTCCATCTATTCTGTTGGATGATGACTGTACTTTGACAGGCATAATCAACCCCAAGTTATTTGTTTTAACTGCAACGTTCTTTAAATTCCATTTGGTCAACTCGTTGTTTTGATAATTGATAAGATGATCTTTAAAATCTGCTCCTAAGGATCTCATCGGATTACTCATGACTGAATAGTCCATCCGGATCTTCTCTGTCACACCTTGGCCAAACTTATACTCTAGATCTTTAATTAAGCCTTTAGCATTCCATTGGTCATAACCAAACTTGAACGGCTTAAGTCTGTACTTTTCATAAAGTTCCCAATACCATTGAGTGATAGCTTCATACGTCACTTCATTACCTGGTAAAATCCGAACCAATCCTTTTTGAGCTAGACTGTAATAGTCTTTTCTTTCTAGGTTGGTATTGTTCTCACTGTTTGCTTTGGACTCAGGTATGAAGTACATGACTGCTATGTATTTCTTTTGTCCTTTTTGAATAAGTGCTGTTGCAGCTGTTAAGTCTGTTGTTTCAGACAAGTCGATTCCACCAATGTAGAATCCTTCTTTAAAATCTTCAAAATCAAATGTTTCAGCATTCTCAATCTCATTGTGCATCAGCCATGAAATTGCTTTATTTTGTTTAAGGTTAAAGTCTTTGCAAAGGATGAATGCTCTATCTTCTCTTGATGTTCTTGCCTTTTCTACGTTGTCTTGTAGATATTCCCATTGCTTGATAACTCCCATCGATGGATTTGACTTCCACCAACTATCACGATCACTCCAAATCTCGTTCTCCGAGTCTTGGGTATATAACCAAGGTAGAAGTGATTCATCATCAATCTCTTTGTTTAAAACCTTTCTAGCATAGGTTAAACGCTTGTCTAGGTATCCTTCATCAACGATGCCTTCAGTAGTGATTTCAAAAACAAGTGGATCTTCAACAACTGAAGCTGATTGCCAGATTGACATGAAGATTGTGTTATCACGCATTTCATGGACTTCATCGATGACTGCTTTCGTGATGTTACGACCTTCTTTGTTTTTTTGTCTTTCTGAAATCTTAAACACTCTAGAGCGATTCTTTAAGTTTTTAAGACCTTTCTTATTCCGGTGAGTATGTTTACCATCTGGATCGATTGCTTCTCTCATGCTATCGATTTCTTGGAATACGAGATCTGCTTGTGCATCATCGTTTGATGAACAGCATATATCCTGACCACCTCGTCCGATAAATAGATCTGTATTGCAATCCGCTGCAGAAAGTGTTGTTTTGCCATTCTTACGTGCGATTAATAAGAGAATCTGTTTATACTTGCGGAGTCCGTTGGGTTTCTTAAAACTGTAGATGACTTCAAGTAAAGCTCTCTCCCATTTCATCAACTTTAATGGTTTCCCATAAAAACGATTCTTTGATTGTTTGCAAAGTGTCTCAGTAAACTCAATTCTGACATGTGCATCAGAAGGATCATAAGTATATAGACTCAAATCGTTATAGCAATTTTGAAGTACCTTCTTTAACTCATGGCCAACTTTCCAACCTTCGTGAAAGACTTTCTTGTAATAATCTAAGAAATATGAATGAACACCATTGATTTTTGTGTTCTTTAAGTCAATCTTATTCATCAGCTATCTTATGCTTTCTCTTGAAACCACCTATTG